AATAATATAATTAATGGTAATATTAATTGTATACCTTTTCCTTTTGCTGGATTTAGAAATGATATTCCAGGTATAGAGCAGGCTAAATTTTATCAAATAACTGGTGCAACAAAAAGTGCTAAATCACAATTTGCATCATATTTATTTATTTATCATTGTTTGCTCTATGCTTACAGAAATCCTGAACAGTTATCTGTTAAAATCTTCTATTACCCTTTGGAAGAAACTCCAGAGAATGTAATGGAAAGATTTATCTCATATCTTCTTTATACTCTATCAGATAAAAAGTATAGAATATCACCATCAGATCTTCGCTCTACTAATAATGATAATCCTCTACCAGAGGAAATATTAAATATACTTGAGTCTGATGAGTATAGGAAGATATTGGATTTCTTTGAAGATAACATTGTTTTTAGTGATTCAACTAATCCTACAGGTATATTTTATGAATGTAAAAGATATGCTGAAGAGCATGGTACAGTTCATACAACCAAAGTCACAGTTAAAGATGAATTTGGTGAAAAGAAACTTGTAGATAAGTTTGATTACTATGAAATGGAAAATCCACAGGAGTATAGGATTTTATTTGTTGACCATATCTCGTTAATATCACAGGAGAGAGGTATGAGTCAAAGAGAATCTATGGGTAAGTTAAGTGAATATATGGTGTTACTACGTAACAGATATAAATTCACTCCAGTAATTATTCATCAGCAAGCATTGTTTGAAAATATTGATGCTTTTAAACTGGATAAACTTACTCCTTCTATCGCAAATCTGGCGGATAATAAAGCTATTGCCAGAGATGTGAATGTTTGTATATCATTATTCAGTCCATTTAAATATGGCATAAAACAATGGTTGAATTATGATATAACAAAGCTGCGTGATAATGTTAGATTTGTTGAAGTTCTCTTAAATAGAGATGGTCAAAGTAATGGTGTAATGGCATTATATTTTGATGGTGCTGTTAATGCTTTTGCACAATTGCCTGCATTTAACGATGTTGTTAATATGAATAAAGTGTATTCACTAATAGCATCTAACAGACCGAAGAAAACTTCTGTAGCATTTATAGCATTATCTTTGAAAAATAAAGTTAAATCTATTTTCAGTAATAGAAGAAATTATTAACTTTGTAAAAATTTTATTACTTATGGCAAATCTATGTATGCTACTTGGAAAGAGTGGCACAGGTAAATCAACATCTATCAAGACATTAAACCCTAAAGAAACCATTGTGGTAAATGTTTTGGGTAAAAGGTTGCCTTTTAAGGGCAGTAGTTCTCTATATAGTAAAGAGAATAAGAATCTTTTCAGACTTGATGACTATACACAAGTTATTAAGATGTTGGAACAAATTCCAGAGCATGTTAAAAATGTTGTCATTGATGATAGCATTTATATTATGCGTAAAGAGTATTTTTCTCGTGCTAAAGAAGTTGGCTACAGTAAATATACTGAGTTAGCACAGCATTTTCAACAAATTATTTCTACTTGTGAAAAGATGAGAGAAGATTTAAATGTATTTCTTGTGCTTCATAGTGAAGACATCACATCAGACAATACTACAACTGGATATAAAGTATCTACAATTGGTAAATTACTTGATACTCAATATAATCCTGTTGAAGTAGTTCCTATGGTGCTTTATTCATCGGTTAAGTATGATGATAAAGGTAATGCTTCTTATGGATTTTATACTCACAGAACTAAAGAGGGAAATGTAGAAATTCCAGCTAAAACTCCAGCAGAGATGTTTGAGGAAGATTTCATTCCTAATGATTTAGGATTGGTAGTAAAGAAAATGGCAGAATATTATGCCTAATTATATGCTAATAAACGTTTAACTTTTAATTAATTAATTAAAGACATGGAACAAAAAGAATTTTCAAAGTTTCAAATTGCTCAGTTAAAAAGAACTGCTCAGAATGTTGAACAAAGTGTAAAACGTAAGAACAAGCTTGAAAAGCAGATTATTGAACTTAGTCAAGAGTATAAGCAGGCTAAGGAAGAAATTGATGCTTGGCAAGCTCCCATTAAGGCTGTATTTCATGGTCATACTACTGAGGAATTAGTAAAGAGTGTAACCACAGATACTGGCAAGCTTGATAAGAATGGGAAGCCTATTAAGGTAACCAAATTTGTTCTTAAATATCCAGACACTATTGTTCCTCCTGTTGTAGAGGATGCAGAAACTGACGATACTGTAGAAGAGAAT